ATAACTTAGTAATATGTCTCTCTTACTAGACGTAGAAAGAACGCCAGAATAAGGAAGAGAGTCACTGCCTGGAGCAGAAACAGAGAAATTACCACCTGTAATGGTTACAGGTAAAGTTGTAGTATAGTTATATGTTGTATCAGAAGTTTCCAATACACCTTTTATCTTGCGGGTATGATTCGAACCTGTGTAGTATAGAAGAGGAACATTGAAAGGCTCATAAAGAACAGTCGAATTTGTTATAGGATCAAGAACGATATCTGCACCAAAATCAGCAGTTGACGCATTGTCAATATAAACGCTTCTTACAGTTGAAAAACTATTTGTTCCATTCATACGGATATCCATTAGATACATATCTAATTTGCCGTCTGCTGTACCTAAAGTTCCTGTATTATATTCTATAGAAGCAACTCTGGCTGTACCAATTAAATTTCCAGTCTGTGCTGCTGTGAATGTTGCATTAGAAAGACGATTTTGCTGAGTGTCGTAAAGTCTAACTTCTACACCAGTATCTAATGGCAAATGTCCAACCATCTCATCAATTGTGACATATGATCCTAAGAAGGCTGAAGCACTTTGATTTTCAACATTTGAATATGTAGTTGATCTTAGTGTAGTTAATGGAGTTGTAGCTTCAGTTGCAACTCTATATCCTTTAACATAGGCATCACCAGATTCTACTCTCACAGAGATGAGATTAGCGTTTCCACCCTGCGCGCTTGTGTATACGCCACCATTTAGTCCGTTATCAAGATGCTCGCGTATGTCAATATTTAATCCAGAAACATAATAGTCTCCAGACTCATCAAAGGTTCTCTTAGCCCATTCATCATTGATCAGTGAGTATTGCGTTCTCTCATTAAGAATTTGAATAATGCCATTTTCAATTGTAAACAGTGTAGTAAAATCAGGCAAATCTTCAGGATCATTAATTTCTCGTACTTGCAATTCAGCGTCAAGTTTAAATCTGTCTGCACCAGGAGCTGAATAGTTTGAAGACTCTAGTGCTGGATCAAGAAGACTGTTGTCAGTTGATGAATTTACAATCGATTCTGCGATATTGAATCCAACTTTACATGTTGGTGTGTCATTGTATCGATCTAGAACAACTTCTTGTGTTGGGAACCAAATGAAATGTCCCTTAGAGAACACGATACCTGATGTAATACGGAATGCTGAACCAAATCCAGTTGCATCAGTATCAACAACTTTTAGGTTACCGATATTGGATGTTAGAGTTTCACCAGCAATAAATTTGACTATTTGACTATTAGCATTAGATGCTTGTAGATAATCAACGTAAATAGTCTTTTTGTTTGTAGATGATTCAGAACCATCAATAACAATGTTGATAAAACCTTTAACACCAGATGTTTGGCCAGTAACTTCAACATCATTGAAGTTTGTGATATCTACTGTGTTATTGCTATCATCAACGTCTTTTACTTTTACGTAATTGAGAGGACCAGGAGACGACTTAGTATTAGCAGCATATAACTGAAAAGAACCAGGAACAACAATAGTACCTTCTTCAAATACATGTCTGCCAAATCTCTCGATCTGTCTTTGCAGAATAGTTTGCATCTGAGTAAGTTCACGCGCCTGTACAGCATAACCAGGACGATACAATATACGATAAAACTGTTTAGCTTCATCGTAATCATCGTAATAAGGTGTTACGTTAAAGTCTGTTGTTAGACCTAGATTGTTAGCAGTATTTGCCATGATTTTCTATTTTCCCTTAAAACTTCAGTACTATTCTGTAATCTTCTGTCTGGTCTTCTGATCTGGTTATTGGTTCTAAATTATTAACATATAAAAGTTGACCAGAGTATAGCTTCAGATAATTTGGTATTATGCTACCGATAAATCTGCTTGTCGATGTGTTTGCTCCAACAAGAGATTGAGATAGCGGATTTCCTGTTGTATTTATAACAACTAGTCTTCCGTTAGCTGAGTCCCACGATACAACTTTACCACTGAAAGTTGCAGTTGACACTGATGTTCCTTGATATACTATTTCATCCTGTTGATAGTCACCAGAACCAGCAGTCGTCAGAGTTATACCCTGTTGAAAAACAATGTTAGAAGAAACAGCAGAACCATCTCTCAATAGTGGATCCTTAAGGATAGCGATCTGTCTCACATCGTTAGTAGCAGGAAGTTTTCCGCCCTCAGACGATTTCAACTGTGTATTGATCATAACCGCTGATCCACCAAATTCATATATTGGACTACTACCATGACCACCTGGAGGACTAATCATAGCTATAACAGATGCGTTCGAACCACCACCACCAGTGATAGCAACGGTAGCATACGTATAATTTTGACCATAGTTCGTCATTGTGATAGATGACACTGTATTCGAAACAGTGTTTAAAGTGACTATCGCATCTGCACCAGAACCATCGCCTGATATAGATATGCCGATGTTGCTTGTATTGCTATAATTTGTTCCTGTATTAGCAACCTTAATGTGATAGATTGCACCTTCAATAGCATTATCTTGAACTTGCCATTGAAGTGAACCGTCGTTTGCAGCTAGTACTCTAACTGGAATATAATTGCTTGTAGTAAATCTTAACTGATCAGAGTCGGAGATTGAATACATATATTTCCAGATGTATCCATCAGAAGTCTCGACTGTCGAGCCAAAATTAATTGTTGTAGGTTCTACTGTGCTTAATGAATTGTTGTTATTACCGATACATTTGTAGACGTTGTAATCACTTGTGACAACGTAAAAATTTGTGTTACCATCATATAGATTGGCATTTCTATGATCATATGAGGTATACGATGTATTAGCTACCCAGTTAATTCTACGTATTACATGCGATATATCATAGCCGAGGATTTTCTTACCACCAATCATGTTAGACCAAATTTGATATTCGGTAGATACAGAAGTATTAGCTATATCAGCATTTGCATCATTTGCCCATGCATCCACTTTACCATAAGTCAAATACATGTTGGTATTTGGAGTAGGTTCTGAAACAGATTCTTTGAACTGTTCGGCGCTGTTGACGCGAAACTTGATAAATGTGGCGGATGAACTCAAAATTTAATCCTCTAATTTACTATTATTTATAATAAAATTTAAACAGATCATGGTTTAGTTGTCAGTTGAATCATTGTTGTATTTGACAACTCTTTATTATAATATACAACTTTTTCTATATTATGTGGATACTGTGGTTGAAATCTTGCTGTCTGAGATATGTACAGTATGTTAACATTTGGTATATTTGCACTAGCTTTATTTGATGATATGCCATCTAGAGCCAAGATGATGTTACCTTTAGGAAGATTTCCATCTTCATATGCAAAAGCTGCTCTGAACGATTTACCAACATATACTCTATCTAATTGTATATCATTATTAAATCCATTCTTAACAGCAGACATATAACTATCATTTGCAGGTGGATTTGATGTGCGATCAGAACCGAATACTATACAATTAGTATCTCTACTAAATGAGTTTGCCAAAGCAATAGCAACAGGATAATCACCATTATTTACAACATAATCTATTGTACTACCCTGAACGAATACTGTACCTTCTATCTGATTGAATACATTAGTAAATGCAGTATTCTGTACCGCAAGATAGTCTGAGCTTCTGGTTACAGTTGCAGAACCAGTTGGAATATACGTAGTCGCGACATTACCTGTTTCAAGCTGCGGACCAAAGAATAGGGTTGCGCCTGTAATTCCAGGATCTCTTGTTGCAGGATATACTCTGAATACGATATTGTTATTTAAGCCATTTCTGTTAAATGTAGTAAAGCTCAATCTTTTCCAACCATCAATATAATTTTCAAGAACAACATTAGATGGAAGTTCTTCACCACCTTCAGCTATAGCTGCTGTTACAGTTGGATTATTAGTATTAAAATTGTTAACAATAACACTGGAGCCATTCACTGTAGTTCCTGTGTAGAAACAGTATATCGCAAATGCATTTGCAGTATTTGCTTTGGCAAAAATCGAATATGTATGTCGCTGAGTTGCACTTGGTGTTATAGTGATATTTTGATCAATAAATGATGCGTCGTTGTTAAGATTCGAATCATAAAGAAGATACGCATTATTATTACCATCAGGTGACTTGAGACCAGAAGTTATGATTGTATTACCAGTATTAGACCATAAATTAGTAAAATTATTAGAATATAGAAGTAAGTTTGTGGCCTGTGGTTCGACACGAATACCTAATGGTCTTAGTGTTTCAGGGTCATGAGTAAATCTAGCAACATTTGCAGTAACATACGAAATATAACCAAAACTGTTTACAAACGAAGCATTACTTGATCTGGTAAACGTCACATTTGAATCTAGATTACCTGTTGTAAAGTCTATTGATAATGTAGGTATTGGTAATGATCGTGTGATAGCTTCTAAACCACCTTCAGAATTATTCAGACCATCTTGTTCGTCGATAGTCAAATACTGACCGAAAAGTTTCATACCTGCAGGATGAACAAGCTGCTTTATGGCCTTACGGTAGTTTGCAATTGATTCTTTCAATCTTAGAACATATGAGAAGTTCTGGTAATAGTCTCTGTCCTGTAAGAAGTTATAAGAAGATACGAAACCATCATCGTTCAGATAACGTCCAGGATATGTGAACACACCTTCTAGAATTGTAGCATTAGCAGTAGCCGTACCATCTCCTAATGATCTTAGATTGATTGTAGGAACATCTGTGTATCCTGATCCTCTATTAACAATCTGAATTTCTTGAATAGAACCTAGAGTACTGTTTGTCAGAATGAATGAAGCGCCTTCGCCTAGTCTATGTGTCACGGCAATGTTAGCACCATTACCTGTTCCAGAAATCACATTTGCTGTAGGTAATACATTATAACCAGAACCGCCGACTATTTGACCAGTTCTAGGAACAAATTTGACAGCCGTAATTGCACCAGTTCCACTAATATTGGATACGATAGCATTAGCACCAGTTCCATAACCACCTGGTTCATTGTTAAATTGAATGATGTTACCTATCTGATATCCAGAACCACCATTATTGATGACCATTTTGCCTAGAATTTCTAGCTCTTGAATGCCTGTGTTTGCGATAATACTGATAGATGGAAGTTCTGTATAATTTGTACCTGCATTACGGACTGTAACAGTTCTTGCTGGACCAGTATTAGCATATACATAAAACGGAAGGGCATTGATCAAAGTCGTATTTGCGTTTGCTCTTTTAATAATTCTGACAACTAAATTCGACTGTCTTGTTGCAAACGCAGGACTAATGTATACAAGATTTGATCTTGTATTTGTTGCAGTTATTAATACAGTATTACTTACACCACTTATCTGATTTGTCACATTTAGTGAGTCAAAAGTTTCAAAGTATACATTACTATTAGCCAACCAAGATGATAGATTGAGCGATGCTAGAGAAACACCACTATTTGCTCTTATGTTTGATGTGTTCGTGTAGATCACATTAAGATTCTGATAAGCAAAAGACTGGTAAATATTATTAGCAATTGAGTTTGTAGTGTTTGTATTTGCTTCTACTGATACAGTACTGAAGATGATATTGTATGAATTAGGATGTACACTGCTGTCATTTAATACTAGGGTCAATTCAGCATTAGCACCAGAACCAGCACCACCACCAGAAAAAAGAGCAAACGAGTTTGTTTGATATCCAGCACCACCATCGATAACAGTTATAGAAGCAATATTACCAGTAGAAACTCGCGAAACTCTTAGATTAGCACCAGCACCACTATTACTCTCCACTATAGGATTATCACCAACTATATAACCAGAACCAGCATTTGTCACAGTAACAGTGTTGATAATACCACCAAAAACATTTGATGTGAGAGATTTGGTAATACCGTTCTCAGAAAATACTGTAAAGACCTGCTCATTATTGACGAAATTGCCTAAAATGTTTGATATGATCAGTTCGTCAATCTGCGTTCCTTTTTCAAAGAAGCGATCAACTCTTTCTACAGTAGCAGTAGCACCAGACGTATTACCTCTGATGATCTTATCATTGAAGTTACTGATGGCCAATATATTTGAATTAGCTATACTATTGACAGAAGTGTCCGTAACTCTCAATGATCTTTGAATAAACCATTTACCATCAGAAGCTCTTAGCACATCTTTTTTAGGATAATAGAACTCCAAATCTTCATGACCATAGAGAATATTAATGAGAAATCTGATAGAGTTTTCTGTTCCTTTTGCTCTATAGAAATCTTTGATATTTTTTAATAGAAGATTCTTATCGACCGTAACATTTTCTGGAATAAGTTTCAGAAACTCGTCGTAAAGATTCTCTTCATATGAAGTAAGATCAATATCTCTGATTACAGGAATATTATCTTTAGCTACCTGAACAACCTGGTTGTCCTGTTCTAGGTACTCAAAATACTTTTGTAAAAACAGAACAAAGTTAGGATGGTCGTTTCTAACAAAGAACGGTACCTGAGATGATATGAGAGATGAAATCTTGTTGTTTGTTGACATTACTCTTCAGCCACCATCTCGACTAAAATACTTTTTGGATCAAGAGGATCAATATTCAGGATACGATTTCTCAAAGGTAGAATAATTTCATTTTCTGCTGGTGCATAGAAAGTTACGATACCATCTGGATAAAAATCATTTTCAATTGTACTGTTAACTCTGATTGAATTGATTGACACTAGACCTGTCAAATAGTTAATAGTACCAGCATTTGCATTGATTGTGATCTTTTTACCAGTATTGTCATAATAGAATGATCTTACTGTACCAAAATTATTTTCAAGTTGCGCTGTGGCTGTTACACCAGTTCCTTCTCCACCAATAAATGAAACTGTGGCATTAGTGTAATCAACACCCTTTGTTAAAATCTCAACTCTATCAATTTTACCAGATGCAATGTACGCTCTTGCTGTTGCACCTGAACCGTCGCCAGAGATGACTACTGTCGGTGCTGTCTGATATAGTGAACCACTATTAGTGATGATGATAGAATTAATTCCTGATGGAGCATCAAGAGTTTCTTCAAACAAAACGTTTCTTTCAATAGAGTTTGAATCGTTCAACTGGACTTCTGGGAAAGAAAACAACTTGTTTAGGTAATTACCTTTTCTCAACGGCATATTAAAATTGATATCATACTTACGAGCATTATTATAATCAAGTGTGACACGCTTTTGGACAAATATGGTTGTGTCAGAGCCAACTATAGACCTTTCAGAATTTTCCATATACTGCGACAGTCTAGATTTTCTGAATGTTGAATCAAATGTGTTTAATTCTTTATCATTATAGTCTAAGATCGACGCCTTTACTAACTCTGCAATCTCATTAGCTTGCAGAGATGTTAGATTAGGATCATAGCTAATTTTAGTTACAATTCTCATATACGCAAAGTCTGGATCAACAATTTCAGGAGTCACTGTCACCACATTTCTGTTTCTGATGAGAGAATCCTTGATGAATTGCTTATCTGCATTTGTGAGAGCGATGTTTTGATCTGTCTTCAAGCTCAGGAAGACTTTACCGTAGATGACTGGATCATTATCTTCACCACCCCAAACAGACACAGACTGGATATTAGGGAAATCTTTAGTGATAAGAGTTTCATAATCAGACGCGGTAACGCTTCTGTTCTGTGTCGTATAGTAATATGGTGCTCTAAACTTGACCTGTTCGATTGTTTCTTTTTCAACACCACCATATGAAGATGTTACAGTTGTTATATTGACATTGTTTCTGTATAGGCCACCGATTGAGTCTATTGCAGTAAAGTTTGTAATATTATTTGAAAGACCACCAACATTATCGAGGTATGTACATGTAATAATATTACCTACTCTTGGCTTTTTGCCTAGAACGTTATCACCAAAATAGAAGGTGTAGTTTAGGTTCTCATTTTCCTCAATAAAGTATACTTCAGAGTTTGAATTGAGAACTGTAATGTCTGAGACTTTAGTATATGTTTTGATATCAGTATTGGTTGATGATTCCTGTACAGTGATAATGATGCTGCTTGCGTCAACATTTGCAGATGGAATCTCAAAGCGTCTGCTAGTATTTGTAGGTGTCATTGCGTACTGGAGCGAAATGACTTCACCCTGCTTGATAGCTACGTTTGAAAAATTAAATGATCCGCCAGATTTACTAGCAGTATTAGAATATAGAGCCACAAAAGGATAGTTTACACCATCAATATCTTGACCTAAAAATCTAGTATATTTGTCTAGGACAATTGATGTTGCTGTGTTTGATTCAGTACCACTAGGTGTCACAACCATGTTTAATAGTGCTTGCGAACCCTGCTTACTTGTGGGCACGTAACCAATGGCTTTAGCGTGGGAAAGAACTGAGGCTCTGAGCTGAGAACTATCTAGGAAACTCTCATTGGCTACCATATTGAGATAGAAGCTCATATAATGAGTATTGTAGGCCAGTATGTCCAGAAGAACAGACATACCAGAACCTTCAAAATCAAAATCTTGAAACTCTGACTGGCTACGAAGAAAAGCTTTCAGATTTGATTTGATTGCATTGAAGTCTAGTTCGGTTACTCTTAAAGCTGTATTTGAAGTACTCATCTAATTCTTTCCAGGAATAAGTTTATGATAACAGGTTGTTCTCTATTTAAAATGATGTATCGCATAGTGACATTATAACCGTTATTATCATAATCAAAATTCAAATCTATATCCGTTAGTTTGACACGCGGCTCATAGTTTTCTATGACTTCACGGATAGCATCTTTCAATAGGGTCGCTGTAATAGCATTAGCATTTTCAAATAGAAGTTTTAGCGCATTTGAACCGATAAATGATCTGAATGGTCGATCATAGAAATTTGTCAAAATAAGATTGCGGACAGAACGCTTGATAGCATCCTCTCCTTTTTTAATGACAATATCACCCGTTGTAGGATGAGCGATAAAGTCTAAGTCTAAGTCTGAATATGTTGGTTTTCTTTCTGTCTGTACCATATTGTTATTTATGTGTTATGCAGTTGACTTGGTAATCTGAATAGTTTTTTGTGCATCTGGTGGTTCAGAAGCACCTTGTTGTACTTTAACATCTACATCACCATCTATAGCTACTATATTACCAGAAACGAGAGATACTTTTCCTTCACCTCTCATTGATATCTTTTGGTCTGATTTCAACGACATGTTTGTAGCCGACTGTGCTATAAATTTACCATTCTTAGACTGAATACCGATATCTTTGCTGGCCACAATAACGACTTCAGCTTCTTTAGACGCAATTTCCATACCATCTTTTGCTACGATACCGATTGCTCCATGAGCTTCAATGCCGATATGTGAGTTTGACTTCAATGTTACTGCTGATCCTGCTATTTCTAGTTTACCTGTGGGCTGAAGATTTAAATTTGTAGCTTTAATATTCATATCACCACTAGCCGTGAAGTTCATATTTTTTGCATTGATATTCATATCTTTCTTTACATTCATCGACGCAGCACCATCTACAGTGATATCATAAGCACCCGTCACATACATTCTATTTTCACCGAAAACAACTGTGTGTTGACCTTTCTGTGCGCGAATATGAACTTTACCGTCTGGTGAAATTTGCAGCATTGAACCACCACGATGCTGAATAGTAATACTCTCAGCGCCCTTACTATCATCCATCATAAAGACATGACCTGATCTGGTCTTATGTGCCCAATAATTAGGATATTTACCAGCGCCAGGCAATTTTCTAGCGTCTTGTGTCTCGTCCCATTTAGGTGGTGTATCTGATAATGTTTCGCCTGACGATGTGCCAGCTACACCTGGCGCAGCACCAGGCATAAAAGCTTTTCCATCATATGTGTATGTTTCACCTGAAATAGTAATAGCATCACCTGTACTGAATTGTTGACCAGGAAATGCTGCTTTTGCTGCTGCTGTTGGATCTTGAACTGCCATTTAAATCTTTTTTACCTCACTTAATATCATCAATAGGATTTCCACCCTGAACTACTTTTTCAATCATTTTATGGAGCTCTTTAGCTACTCCACTTGTATTAACTTGATTCAATAAAGAAATAGCCGCACTAGCTTGTCCTGGTGCTAATCTCTGTATCATATTCAACATTGTGCCTGATGATTGACCAAAAAGATTTTGACCAGGGACAACGCTGGGAAATCCTGAAGCAGATGACATGAGACTAGACAAAGCACTAAGACCTTGTGCTACTGTTGCAGGTGTTAATGTCATCTGATCTCCTGTCGCACCATAGCTAGTCTTAATTTTACCAAATTCAGTCTCTTGCTCTACAACTGTAGGTCCGTATGCTTCCATACCAAATAGTGTTGTGTCTGATTGGAGTCTTAACATAGAAGCTGTCAAATCAGAGAGATTGGTACATTGTGATAATAGGTCTATTGCATTTGCAGTGTAGACTTCCTGATTTACACGACCAGAGGTCATGAAGCCAGAACTCTCACCCTGTTCCATAGATTGAATTAGAGCGTTCATGCTACCTAATGCATTAAACGTTGAAGATGACATTTTATTTTTAAGCTGCTTACTAGAATTTTTAACAGCTAGAATATTATTAAGAAGACTACCAAGTGACACCGCAACACCTGGTAGAGAGTTTAATAGACCCTCTGTTGGTATATTTGTTGCAGCTTCAATTGCAGTAGTGATACTTTTGATTGGATCAATAGGTATTCCATTTAGTGGAAACAATGCACCGTGAGTAGGCAGACCTTTGAGTAGATTATGATTGTGATCGCCCCTCTCATTGATCTTGAATATCTTTGCACCACCCTCTGTACTCTGTTGAATAGTAGGTGGTCTAGAAACACCAGTACTCATGTTGAGATACTGCGCAAGGATAGGTGCAATCTGTAAAAGACCTATGTTACCAGGAATATTGCTTTCATAATTATTCAGATCAGAAGCCAGACCTAGAATTTGGCACTGTGTAGAACCTGTATCTTTATAAGCTACGACCATAGAACCTGGATCAAGACCGCCAGAAAACGATTGCATTGCGGCACGGTCTGGACTCAGAATACGTGGACTAAAGGCTAGGTCTTTTACTTTAACATCTTTGCCGTGAATAGTTGGGAAATAAACACGAAGACCATTAGCCTGATCTGGATCTGGATCGCTCTGATCACCACCAACTACGATACCATATAGCAGACCTGAAGCGGCCGAACTCTTTGGCAAACTCATACTATACCTTTCTGTCCCGCTGTTCTTGTTACGCATTCCATGGTTGTCGTACCAAGTCCACCATCTAATATCTGATGGAACATACTGACGATGAGATAATCACCTGAACCGTATAGAACACCCTTTGTATCTTTATTATATAGATTGACCTGAATAACCTTACCTGCGTGTAGATCAGTATTGAATGGAACTGTGAGTCTTAATGCTGTCTTTTCTCTTTCGAGGATTGACATTCTAGCTTGTCTTTTAAGTAGAAAGACATTACTATAATCTGGGCACATATCTTGATTTTTGGCGCTGTTCATATTTGAAATGGCATGTTTGATAACACCAGCACCGACACCACATCCTGTAATCTGACTGCCTAAAAGACTGTATGATTTATTCCATGGATTAAATAACATGATCGAATTAATATTATTACCATCGCGATCTATGCCATTTAATATGTCCGACATGAGATCAAAATCACAAGGGAAACTATATGTCATGATACCATCGACGTTCTTATATGAGTTCGACGTTTCATCATATCCATATACAATCATTGGTCCCTGTTCGCTGAGACTTGTTACTGATCTGAAATAGTGTGTTCCTCCATTCTCATATGTCATGAAGTGGACAAATGAAGGATCGTCAGCGCCATAAACAGCACGACTAGCCTGTTGATTTACAACCTGAAATGGATGAATATTATCTGCGCCATATCCACTACCAAAGTTTGACGGTTCAATATTTAATTTTTCAACACCAGCACACGTTCTCAAAACATAAGAAGCTACATCAGATGGTGTAGCGCATTTCCAAGATTTACTTACGAGAGTTTCTAGGTCATTTAATTGTGTTGGATCACAGGCTCTTATGATAAACTCTTCTGTCTGGTTATTAATAAGCTTGCGACTATCTACTCTATAAATTGTCTGAGCTATAGTCATACTCTCATTATATGCAGGATTTACTCCACTCTTTACCTTTAGAATAGGACGAGATATTTTAATTCTAATTGTCTTGTTCTTGAATAAATCTATATTTTTATATGCACTTGTATGAAGAAAGCTATGTACTCTGACAGAAGTTTGAAGTCCTGGTGTCAGAAGACTTTCACCCAGAATAATTTCTCTGACCGTTATTTCTTCCATCAATTCAGAAGGAACACCATCAACCTCTATATCATAGTGTGTAGAGTATTCCTCAGAATTATATGAGTCACCTTCAGTTGCCATTATGAGAGCCTTCTATAGAAACTTTCTTCAGTTCCAGTTAATGCAGAAAATTCGCGCATGATTGATCCATAATATTCAGGCTTGATGAGTTTGATGAATCTTTTTTTCTCGTTTAATTCAAGCTCATAGTCATAGTTAGAAACAGCATTTCGTGATATGATTTCTGTCACTGTTTTACCAGAAACCTCATATGTAGATACGCTCTGTGTAGCTGGCAGACTGAGATAATAATCATATGGAACATCTGGTATTTTAAATGAGGCTACAGTACCATTTGCGCTGCTACTATCACCTATCAATTCATTATATCGTAGAACTTGTCCAACGGTATTGGCTAGTGTTAATTCATTATCGGTAACATTCCAGTAGATAACATTAGCAGAAAAGCTTGCGTTGGCTAGGTTTGATCCTTGATATACAGCTTCTCCATTTGAGAATGCTCCTGTCACATCGGACATATTAATTATACTATTTGTCTTAGAGCTATAATCAACCACATATCTGAACTCAGTAGTAATATCTGATATTGTTCTGGCAACTACCTTTTCATAATGGTGTATTGTAGTCTTAGAGTTGGCTATTGAACCATATTTACCAACTATGTAATTGCTGAAGTCTTTATTATTCAAAGGCCAATCGTATTGAGCATCCAGCATGTTATTAGCATATAGAATTATCCAATATGCATCTGGATTACCATACAGTTTCTCAGCTAATATTTCTGGTTTATCATTGTCGTTGATCACATATTCATAATAAGCAGAGATGTTCTCTAATACATCTTTAAGAAAAGCTGTACGAAAGAATATGTTTGTTACGTACTCATAATTGCTATACTTTTCTTTAGCAATATCATAACCGATGATTGGAAAAAAATCAAAAAATCTTGCCATTTAAAAGCCTTGTAAAATTCTCTTTTTATGAACAATCTCAGTTTCTCTGAACGCCATGCTAAGGCGAACGCTCACTGGATGTCCATTTCTGAATGTAGAATATATTCCAGTTGGATCATATTGTACTTCAATACGCTCTAGAACACATGTATTAATACGAGGCATATTTGTATTCTCTTTACCCTTATTATAGAAGGTAATATCAAACTCTGCTGGAGGAATAAATGATGGTGCACCTATACCAGCTGGACCGATAACACTCAATTCTGGTGCAGCATGAAATCTTAATGTCTGGACAATTTTCTTGATTGTTTCTGACTCTTTCTCGTTCTTTGGAGACATTAGCCATTCCATATTAAACTGTCTCTGTGGAGTAGTAGCAAAAAGAACTTCAACTTTAGGATTAATTGGATAACCACCAAGTTGTGCTATTGTGCGAGCGGCGCGCCCTGCTTGATCTAAAACAGCTCTTGCACCTCGACCAGCAGCAAGCGCACTATCAACTCTTCGTGTAGCAGCAGCCGCAAGACCTGTAACAATAGCTATAGCTCCCAGTTTGCCAGCTTGACCTGCAAATGCTGTCAATGATATTTCTTCATACTTATTTTCTGATGTGAAGACTAGAGGACTTGGCATATACAGCGCAATCGATTCTGCAATTCTTCTTGTGCCTCTCTTCAATGAGATTGTTTCTTCTGGTCTTGCACCAGCAAAAGGTTCTGCACCAGCAAATCTCAGTGCATCAACTTTAGACAATTCATTATTCAAAAGAGTTGAAGCAAAATTGCTACCTCTGATAGAACCAACTTGATTTGGATTAATATATGAACTTCTAGAACCTGATGTAATCGCATTTACTGGAACATTAACGTTAATGATCAGATAATGTCCATTGTAGTCGGAAGCTAAATCTTCTGGAAATACTCTATAGTTGAAGTCATACTGAGACTGACTTAAACCAGTGTTATCTACTTCCGATCTAAATTTTCCAACTAAAGAACCTATTTTATCACTTGAGACCAAATAATCTTTTAACTGGTTGAACATTCTACTTTTCCTGTTATCATATATATTTATATGGCATATAAAGGTAGATTCTCACCTAAAAATCCTAAAAAGTATTCTGGTGATCCGACGAACATAATTTATCGTTCGTTATGGGAACTAAGGGTCATGAGATATTTAGATGAAAATAATAATATTCTAGAGTGGAAGAGTGAAGAAATAGCTATACCGTACATCTCACCAGTAGATGGTAGAAGACACAGATACTATCCAGATTTCATAGTCAAAGTAAGAACAGCAGATGGTGGAACTAGAACGTTGATGCTTGAAGTTAAACCTAAGCAACAGACAGTAGAACCTAAGGTACAGAAGAAAAAGACTAAGAGATACCTAACTGAAGTAACTACATGGGCTATTAATCAAGCTAAGTGGAAGTACGCTAGAGAGTACTGTTTAGATCAGGGATGGGAATTCAAATTGATTACTGAAACAGAATTAGGGATAAAGTAAGTCATATCATAGCGGGCATACCCTTTATACCACATTGTCAACCACTTGTCAAGAGTTTTTATATAAATAATTACATGGCCAATAAAAAAGAACAAGACGACGCATCCGACTGGTTTTATGGTAAAGCACGATCAGCATCGGGCTATCGTAAGAACATAGCTAATAATACAGACAGAGCCAGAGATGGTATTACTGTCGGTAAAATGTTCTTTTTCTTTTATGATCCAAAAACTAAAGATAAGTTGCCTGTGTATGACAAGTTTCCTCTTGTCTTCCCATTAGAGCGTTATGGAGATGGATTTCTTGGTCTAAATCTTCATTACTTGTCGCAGGGTGAGAGGTCTTTATTACTCAATCGTCTTCTAGAATATAAGAGTAATTCTAGAATGGACGAGAGAACCAGATTGAGACTGACATACGATCTCATTTCTAGCACCAAGAAATTAGCTAATCTTTCTAGACCCTGCATAAAGAGATACCTATTCTCACAGGTAAGAAGTAAATTTATAGAAGTAACATCTAATGAATGGCAGCAGGCTATTAACTTGCCTGTGCAGTTCTTCGTAGTAAGGAAATAAAATGGCTTCCTATAATATATCTAATGCTCCAAAACAGCTGGATATGAATACGTTTAAAGCGTTCGCTGATGCACAGGACGGACTAGCCAAATCATGTAGGTTTGTTGCTGTAATTAGACCAGTCGGTGCTTTCATTGTTGGCTACAGTGATATTGCTAAAGATTTGATGTATCTCACAGAAGTAGCAGAGATGCCTGGTCGAGGCTTCATGAGTGCTGAAGTTCGTTATTATGGCCCTAGTCAGAAATATCCATACCAGTCAACATATGAAGATATCAGTATGACATTTCTTTGCCGATCAAAGTCTCTTGAAAGAGAGTTCTTTGATGACTGGCAATGGTATATCAATCCTAATAATACATTTGATTTTAATTATAAAGATGAATACAGATCAGTCATCGATTTATATCAGTATAGTGATTTTGATAAAGATAATTCAGGTGGTCCTACTGCTGAATATATGTTCTCTCTCAATGGTGCATATCCAATCTTAGTAAATCCACAACCTGTAACTTGGGCAGACGACCAGTTTACCAGACTATCAGTTACCTTCACGTATGATTGGTGGACAAGAAAGAACAAAGAACCTGGTCCCAGAACAAGCAGTGAGAACGCTTCGTTTAATCTGGTCGACTCCGGAGTCTCAACTGGTTATGGTGGAATAATGTCTCCAAGAAATAGATTAACTTATGATTCTTAATGAAAGGGAATATTATGGCAATACCGAAGATAGATTTACCTATCTATGAATTGAAACTTCCATCTAATGGAAAAGAAGTGAGAGTAAGACCGTTTGTTGTGAGAGAAGAGAAGCTGCTTTTAATGGCTGCTGCGTCGGATGATACAGATGAGATTATCAAAACAACAAAGCAGATCATCAATAACTGCCTAATTGACAATGATGTTAAAATTGACACACTGCCATTCTTTGATGTTGATTATCTTTTCATTGCACTGAGAGCCAAATCTATTGGTGAAAAGATAGATATGAGTTTTACATGCAACAATGCTTTGAATGATAATACTGTATGCAAGAGTGTTTTTGACGTTCCTATTGATATAGCAAATGCACATGTTGTAAAGCCAGAAGGCATATCTAATAAGATTGATCTTGGTGGTAATCTGTCAGTAAAATTAAAGTATCCAAACTATACTATCACGAAACTCATCAATGATGATGATTCTATTATTGATAAGAAGATTAAAGTCATAGCAAACTGCATTGAGACAATTGTCCAAGGTGATAAAGTTATGACTACAAAAGACTTCACTAAGAAAGAAGCAGAAGAATTTGTTGAAGATTTAACAAAGTCTCAGTTTGAAAAGCTAGAAGAGTTTGTCGATAACTTTCC